AATAGTATCACCATCCTGTTCAAGTAATTGGTCTTTATCCCGTAGAATATATTCAGTTATCTGACTGTCAAAAGAAAGACCATTAAAACTTACATGCCATTCACCAAGAGTTATGTTTCTCTCAAGGAAAGTTATAAATTCTAATATATCATTTTGTGATTTGTGACAGATAAATGTTTCTGTGTGCTCAGACTTTATGTCTTCAAATACTGCTATAAAACAATTACTAAGAGTTTCATAGTCCATTACCCAATGTGTTTTCATAGGCTATATGTTCAGTTAAGCTGTTCCCCCGTTAGTTTATAAAAAAAAGGTAAAATTCCTTCTACCCTTTTTCTATATTTAAGAAAAAATATCCTAGGTATTAGGAGTTTCTGTAGAAATCATAAATTCTTCAAAATCAAATGTTTTAGCATTGAGAGCAAAAAGATTTATTAAATCTTTAATTGCTATTTTATCCTCAATATAAAATTCTTGAAAGACTTCAATTTTATGTCTATCTTGTTTCATTCCCTTTGATCCTGTTACAGGCTGCCCATATTCATCTAATTTAGGTAGCATATGCAATGTATGCTTTGTTATCTTAGATATAATTACAAATACATTTGTAGAAGGATCATAAATACATTCTACATAGGGACATGATTCACTAGTAGGAATCATTCTAAAGGTTTGGCTTTCTTGCCAGCTAGATTTAACTAACATCATTGTTTGTTGATTTTCTTTACTCATCTTTATTTAGTTTATACAAATTTAATAATTCTTTTTCATTTATGTTATTTAAATCAACAGGTTCTAAAAATAAAGTTTCTTTATCTAAATCTAACTTATCACATAATTCTCCTACATTTATTAATATCTCTTCGTTTACGTCAAGAAGTTCGGCATAATTATTAAAGTATTTTTCTGGTATTAAATAACTATGCACATATGCATAATTACCACTATACTTATCAAAGAAATCAAGAATTTTTTGTTTTAATTTTATATTTAGTTTACTATATTTTCCATTTATAAAATGATTCCAGTCATCATCTAGATCTGAAAAATCAAATGTAAGTACAGCTTGAGAATTTATTTTTACAAAATCACACAATCTATTATGTTTAATTAATGTATTTTTTTCAAAAAACTCATATTCATCATCATTTCTTATATCATATACACATATTAATTTCATATCCTCGAGAGAATAGTATCCTTTCCAAATAACATATGTTTCAATAGGAATTACACTAGACCCTCTTTTTATTCCAAGAAGCGGATATAAGAACACCTTGGATTTTTGAAAGTATTTTTTATAAATAGATTTTAAAGCCATAAAATTTACAATTTTACATTACCTTTTGCTAATTCATACGGTAACTTAAATTCTTTGTTTTCATAATGATACTTAAGTATATCAGTTAATTCTTCAAAGTCTTGTTGCCATATGGTCATTGTCTCCATAGAGACTTGGAATGGATACACTTGATTGTACTTATCTATTACTATAAAAGTAAAATACAAGTTCCATTCATTTAAATCAGGTAAGTCTTTTAGAAATTTATCATATGTAAGCTTTACATACACCATTGCTTGGACCCAATATTTATAATATTGAACAGACTCTGGAAAATCTACAAGAGGTTTACCTGTGGTCTTAAGGTCATTAATAAATATTGTTTTAGATTCCTTATCTATTATAATATTATCTAATATTCCTTTAAACCCAAAGGGTAAATGTTCTGCATCAACTTTTATAGGCAACTCACTATATGATTCAATGTGAACATCTTCTTCTGATTTATCAAGTTGCAACAAAGATCTTACCTCTTCATTAGACTTTAGTGCCTCAACTCCTGATTTACAATTGTTCAGAGTAGGCTCATCTACTATAGTCTTATCTTGACTGTCTATAAGAAAGGTAAAATAATTTTTGTTTTCTTCTGTAAGAATCTTTTCAGTTCTTTGAAGATCAGTTTTGAGAGATTGGTAAAGGTTTGCTGTAAGGAGTTCTGTAAGTATATCGTCTGAGAAGTCTGCCAAAGATAATGCATTATTATTAATTTCCAAATATTTTCTAAAAATATTATCAATTATTTTTCTTTGACTATCTGTAGGAATTTTTCCAGGCATGCTTATAAAATTATCATCATACTTTTCAGGCTCAAATAAAAGACAATGAAGCACCCTACCTGAAACCAAGTGGGGTGCAACAACATCTTCTCTCTGTTTGAGCACATAATGATTATAAAAAGCTGCCGGGGAAAATAATAATTTACTTATACTACTATAACTAAAATAAAATTTGTCCTTATAAAAGGCATCAAGTTCATTAGAACCAGTCAATGTCTGTATCATTTGTGTTTGTTTGATGGTTATTTGATTCTTCTTCTTTAAAAGTCGCCAAATCTTTTTCAGCTGATTCTTCTTCTTCAAGAGCTATTAACTCTGACTTGAGTTCTTTTATCTCAATATTTGTAAATGCAGCTTCTATAAGTTCATCTTCTAAAACTTCCTCTTCAACTTCTACAGGATCCGGTCGTGCAGAAGTAATATCTTCTTCAGGATTTATTAAATTAATAGATGTTATGTTTAGTTTCTCAAGATACTCTTTCTTAATAGTTACTTCTTTAACTTCAAATACATCATCATAATATATATTTCTGACAATATCCTCACCATATTCCTGATACAATCTCTTAATCATATCTACAGTTAATAAACCTTTCTTCTTGTCTATTATTTGAACAATATCATCAGTATTTATATGATTGACATCTCTTGGTTGCCAATTAAAATAACTGAGCATAGACTTAAAATTCACATGATTTCTTGTATTGCTATTATTTATCTTATATGCATTTTCAGATATTAACATCAACAAATATAATACGCTATCTTCATACTTAGAGTTTGCCATAATTTCCATAGCAAGTACATGATTATCAGAATCTGAACTGTCAAACATATTTTTAAGCTGCTGGAAAACTTCTTCATTAATAGTTGTAGAATCATCACCATTAATGTTATTTAATAATTCTGTTTCACTATAAATAATTTTATTCTTAACTGTATTGTACATTTCACTATAATCAGGGTCTACAGTATAGATATAAGAACTAGTATAATCATTTCTAGAACCCTTAGCTAATATATTATATATGTCATTATAATCACCAAAAATATCAGTTTCTCCCGTGCTAGCAATAGCAGTTTCTAAATTCTGTATATAAAAATCATCATTACATAATTCTTTAATTCTTTCTAATGCATAAGTAGAATTAACTTTATATGCCCATCTAGAACTAGTAATTTTTGCAATAGAGTTTCTACCTGCAAAAATTATATTTGCTTTAGCAGGATCTCTTACTACTCTAATTCCTAAACTTAATGCTAAATCTTTTAGTTTAACTCTAGGAATATTAACTCCAGGTAATAAGTATATCATGTCTCCTTTTACAGGAACATATCCTTGTGCATTTACAATTTCATTAAGATCATCTGCACCTTCTAGAAGTTCTAGTTCAAAAGAACTAATTGATGTATCATCTGCAGAGTCGTTAAGTTTTATATTTATAAATTGTTTCATAATGTTGAAATATTAAAATAGAAGGAGTATTACCTCCCTCTATCTTTGATTTAATTAGTTTAGTGTTTTTTTAAAGGGGAAACTCTTTATCACTGTTTTAGCTGATAGCCATCTTCACCACCTTAGTATTTTGCATTAGTTTAGCAAATTTAACTTTGTTTCCATTTACTATTTCTTTGATCATGTAATATCTAAGATCATTAGTAAATGCATCACATTCAGTAGTAAGTTTAGCTAATCTATCAGTAATAACTGCTGGAACTGGTCCTCTTTCAGAAAGAAGCAATGAATAGTTTATTAATCTTGTTGCAATTACGCTAGATATATCTGCTCTAAACTCATCATCTTTACCAACTGCACTTGTCAAAGCTCCCATTACATATACTTCATCTTTAGTCAAGACATCTTCCGGGGAAATAATCCTATCTAACTTGTTATTAATAAACATAGTAAACATAGAACTAAAATCTGCTCCAACAGAGCCTTCACCAATCATTTGAATTAGAGGTAGGTCAGCCTCAAACTTTTCTATGGAACTAATAGCATTGAAGAAAGTAGTAATAGATCTTGGATTAACCTTTTGAGTCACAAGTTCTGGATTCATCAACATAAAGTTGATACATCTACCATCTATCCTTGCAGTCTCAGCCCACTTAGACCATACATTAACATCATACTTTAACTCAACAGAAATAAATCTAGTCTTCTGAGCAACATCCAAACTAGTAACATTATAGTCACCATTGTCTGGATTAGTAGTCAAGATAACATGCCAGTTCTTAGGTAGTTTCCAAGAAACATATTCTTGTCTATCTAAGATCTCCATAGTTGCTTGCATAAACCTATGATCAGCTCTAGTGTAGTCATCTAATACTAAGAATCCACCCTCACCTTTACCTTGAATCCATTCAGGTGCAGCATGAGACATTCTCTTAGCTCCAACTTTATATCCTTTCTTCATTGCGGCATCTATCTGAACTTCATTAATCCAAGTAGACTTACCTTCAGCATTTGTAATCTCAAATTCTTTTACAGGAAAACCAACCAAATCACCTAATTCTTCTAACTGAGATAAATTAAGCTTTACAACTTGCATATCCATTTCTTTTCCTAACTGCATAATAGCAGAAGTTTTACCAAGACCAGCATCACCCTCAATATTAATTGCTACAGGAACTTTACCTTCAGCTTGAATATGTTGGTTATTACCAACCATATGCTTTATAAAACTTTTTAACTCTTCTACATTTAATTGTACTTGATTCATACTTTTTCTTTTTATAGTTCTAACTTAATTACCTTTCCTGGTAACTCATCATTCATTTGTGATCTTTCTGACAAAACCCAAAGAACATGTCCTTTTGGTTTTACACGTGTATAACACTCTCCATCAGTAAAATATACTAGACTAGTATATTTCTTTTGGTTTTCATTATAATATTCTAAGACAGGATCAAACTCTGTTCCTCCTCTTCCTAATACATTTAATTCAAATTTACCCTTGTAAGATTCAATAGATCTAATAGAAGTATCACATTGAATTATAGTAACATCTACTCCTGCTTTATAAATATGATTTATTTCACTCATAAATTCTTGTAGTTCAGAATCACTTACAGAACCTGAAGTATCTACACCTAACAACATATGTTGTTTCATCTTAAGTTTAAGACCAGGACTCTCAGGGAACTTTCTATTCTCCTTTCTTCTTATCTTCTTAGTAAATACTTTTGTACTAATTCCAGTAAACCTTCTCATATATCCTCTCCAATCAAACTTAGGTGCAACTATTTCTTCAATAGTAATTACTCCTTCTATTTCTCCCGGGATTCTTCCTCTCTTCTTAATAGTCTGTTCTTTAGCATCTGATAGAACTTTTTGTATTTGTTTATCAATTAACTTTTTCTCAGCTTCACTAAGATCATCAAACTCTTCCCAGGTACCATGATCAGGGACATTCCCATTTTCTATATCATCTAGTAACTTATCCATAGGTTCATTACCACAAGTACCATTCTTATCTTTTTCTTGTTTAAGCTCTTGTAGCTTTTTATAATAGTATCTACAACCTGCTCTTTCATCAAGATTAAGATCTTCATAGTCTTCTATCATGATACCACCTTTAGGTAACCAATCAGTATCAATATATTGATTGATCTCCATATCCATAGCCACATTAGCTAGTTTTTTATCACTAAATGAACCAAAACTTGTTAAATGACCAAAAGCTATATGTAAGAGCTCATGTTTTAATAATCCAAGTTGATGTTCTTCACTAAGACTTGTCCAAAACTCTTCATTTATTGCTAACTGGTAATTAATACCATTCTTACTTACTCCTGCTGTAGGTAAATCTTTTCTCCATGTTTTGTTTAACATAATTAAAAAGAACCCATAATAGGGCTCTATTAACATTAATTCTTTTGCTATCTTACTAAGACTAAGTGCTTTGTCCATCTTTTAAGTTTATATTAATTTCAAATTTATCAGCAGGATATCCCATCTGACCTAAAAATTCAATCATACTTTTAGTAAAGAATTCCATAAAAAGTTCTATAGATTGTATACTAGCATTATTATTTGTCATGTGTGATAAACAAACTCCACTAGATAGTGCCGTATAAGAACCCGAAAGAATTTTTGTTTTTACTAATAGTTTTGCAACTTTAGGACAATTAGTTTTCCAATCTTCAGGAGTAACATTTCCAAATTTATAGAGTACAATTAGTTCTCCTATATACTTTTTTGTGTCAACTTTTTTTAAAGATTCAAATGCTATAATAGCATTTTCTTTATCAGATGACCTTAACATATTTAATAAGTTCTTTGTTTCTTCTTTGTTAAAAATCATTAGTCTTCTATTTTATTACTTATTAATTTAATTGCTGCTTTAAAACCAGCTAAAAAACCTACATATAAATCTGGTTGAGGATCACCATAGCTTTCTTCTATCATATACTTTTCAGCCATTTCTCTTAAAATATCATCAGTTATTTCCATTAGTCTTCTATTTTATGTCCTAATACTTTTGTTACATACTCCTTAAATTCTTCTCTTGTAAGTATATGAAGTCCTTCGTAACTTTTACCAGTATCAAATAAATTTTTTACAGTACCTAAAACATTTACAGTATCCATATACAAAGCATTCATAAGTGAAGGTTTTGTTTCTTTAGAAAATAGAGATGGATCAATACTCAAAGTAATAACTTTAACATCATCTATTTTTTCCAAAATAAAATACATTTCTAAAGGTTTCTCATCAGGAGTACTTTCATTAATAAAAACTATTTTAAGTTTTTGATCTCCTGCATTTAATGTTTCATTATTTTCCATTAGTCTTCAATTTTTAGTGTTTTTAACATCCATTCTGTGGGCTTGTTTATATTATCAACCCATTCTTTTGCACTTGGAATATATCCATTGCAGTCTTCTTTTACATGCTGTTCACCAACATATCTTGTATATACTGTTTTACCATCTGAATTTATAAATGAGTTACCAAATACTTTTTCACATTCAAATATACCTTCACTATGGTGTCTAAACATTCTATGCTTACTGTGTCCTATCCAAGCTTTGGTTTCATCAAACCAATCATGAATAGGTTGGTAATCAGATAACTGACCACCCCATTTTTTAACTGATGATTTGCAATGTTGCATTGGATGTGCCATTAGTTTAAGCTTTTATTAATTAAATTACCATGATGAGTAAACTCTTCAGTATCACTAGTATAGATAGAATTATTAATTGTATAGTTACCAGAAGGAATACTAATAAGTACTGTTCCATAACCACCCCCATTATTCCACCAATCTTCTATATTATCTAAGAGTTGTGAAGTAGCAAAGTCTTCTATATCTGAATAGAAAGATGTGCTAAGATCTCTTAAATCAAAAACATTTTCATCATAAGGATATAAATTATCTAAATCTTGAAGACTTGTTACTTCTTGTGTTGTATATATAATTTCATCAATTGCACCTGAATCTCCTCCACCTGAGTAAAGTACTTTAATTCCGGTCACACCAAGGTCGGCCAACTGTAATAGAAGGCCTGTCATATCATTTTCTGTCATAATTATTGTTTTTTAAATGGACCGTAGAATCGGCCCAAGATATTACCATTTAAGAAATCATCACTTTCTAATACTTCTCTAGTAAACTGAAACTTAACTTCAAAATAAGTAAGTTCTGTTTTAGAGAAACATATGCGGACTATATATCTTCTTATTTCAATTCCAGCTTTGTGAGCTTCTTGTAAAACTTTATTACTGCTATAGTAGTTTTCATAACTTTCTTTTTTGACAACAGTATATTTTTTGGTTCTTTTATCAGTTACTTGAGCTAAAGCTCTTTTACCAAATCTCTTCTTTACAGAAGAATAAAAGTTTTTCTTTCCAATATACTTAACAATTTTACCATCAATAGTAGCTTGCATCTCATATACAAACCCTTCTGCATTTTTAGGTATCATTGAATTATTAAACTTTTCTCCTTGATATAGCCAACTCATAATAGTACATTTCTTAATAAAGGTAGTAATTCTTTTCTTACAGTTTCAATTCCATGAACTTTAATAGAATCAGATAAGTCCTTTTCCATGTTTAAAACTACATAATTAAAACCATAT